TGGCTCGGAGACGGGTGCGACTTCTACTGGTTCTGTTAAAGCAGCCAATTCTGCTAGAGTTTCTGAATTAGGCGACACGGGTTCTGCCTCAACTTCCGGCTCGGGCGCTGGTGTGGCTTTAACTTCTGGTTGAAGTGTGGTCTCTTTTACTTGAACTGGTTTAACTTCATGCTTGATTTCAATAGGGCGAGGCTCTCCTAGGTGATCTGGAACCTCTTTAAGAGGTATCTCTCTAATGCCTAGTTTTTGAAAAACTGCAGCATCTTCTTGGGATCCAGAGAAATAAATAACCTTGGTTGTAAACGGTCGTGATCTCAGAATCGACTCGTAATATCGCTGATAGATAGTCGGGTATCGAGCCTGAAACATCTCATGGACCGTCTGAGCTACATCTTCATCAGATTCGCAGATCCTGCCTGCAAAGTCATGAGGCACAACATTGCGATAGGGATTAAATAGTCGATCATATCGGCGACCGATCTCCTCTGCGATTGCTCGCAGATAATTTGGTCCAATTGTTGCAGCGCCGCCTCGCCTGTGAGCGCAGGTTTTAACTTCATCGAGGAATGAAGGTCGCGACAACACCATCTCTTTATCAGAGAGGTTTTGAGGCGGATTTTGCGTTATTACAAATACGCTATCCATCGTGTCTCCTTTTCTTTAAAACAAATATCTTATACCTTTGAAGATTTTTTATCAACTTTTACAAGGCGCTCAACCTCTAGAACCTCAATGGAGGGTGAACCTTTCCAACCTCTTTTTACATACCCCATGACGTAAACTAAGGAGTTGGTAGGATACCTGAGTGCTCGCTTTTGATCCCACTGTGCGCACTCTATTGTGGACAGACCGTCTGAAAGTACGATGTCTACTTTTGACCACGGTTTTCCCTTTTTAGAAATACCGCTTCGGTGCGTAGACGACTGAAATAGTCCGACCATGGCAACCTTAATCTTGTCGTTGGACTCCGAGCGCTCCTGCGCGTCGATGAGTTTCGACGCGACAGCAATAGAGGAAATCACTGGTATTGTCGGCGCAGAACCGAATGCAAGAGGAATATCCTTCCTGCGAGTTTCGCGCATAGACGGCCACGTGATCGATATCTCCTGCCTTATCAGCGGGTCTGCAAGCAATACTTTATTAAAACATTTATAGATATCTCGCTGGTTAAGAAACATATCTAACGGTGAATTCTGATTAACCTCGGGTGGAATAGTCTTTACCTTCTTTAATGTCTTGAAGAGTTTAATAAATCCCTGCCGCGCCTCTGGGGTCGAGATGTCGGTTGGAGCCATCTCATCAAACACGCCGGCTTTAAGTAAAGCCCAGAAATGAGAAGAATTAACGCCAGTTGACATCTTTGATATAAAGTCTTCTACAGAAGAATAGGGGCCTCGTTTTATTATCGCCTTAATGCTAGATGGGCCAAGACCTTTCACCGCTGAAAGTGGAGCAGCAATACGGTCACCGACGATAGTAAACTTATCATCCGGGGCATGGAGAGACGGCGGTGTAATCTTATCGCCCAGGATGGTGACGTAATGGCGGATTTTGTTCTCTTCTGAATTGTTGAGTTCTGCGGCCCACCATTCAAGTGGATAATGATGCTTTAGATACATGGTAATGTATCCAAGTTCAGAATAGGCTCGAGAGTGACTGCGGTTGAAAGAGTAATTAGAATAAGCAGTTACCACATCACACAGTTTGTTTGCCTGCTCAATAGTCCAACCTTTGCTCATGGTCTCTGACCTAATGCGATCAAATGTCTTAAGCATTACGTCGCGTTTCTTCTTAGCGATCGCAGATCGTATTTGATCGGATTCTTCCAAAGAGTAACCGCAAAATTGAACTAAGATCGACATCAGCTGTTCTTGGTACACAACCACACCATTTGTCTCAGCCAGAACATCAGCTAGGTCAGGGTGGATATATTCTGGCTCCTTATCCCCATTCCTCACATCAATATAAAACTGAGTTGCAGAAACGCCCGGCGTAAACTCGACGTCTAGCGCACCTGGTCTGCAGAGCGCCGTGAGGTCAGACAAATCTTGGCGCCTAATTGGCGCAAACTTCTGAATATACCCCTTGATAAGGTCAGTGTTAAATTGGAATGATGAGTCCGTTTTGCGCTTATAGAAGTCTTCATAGACTTTATTGTCTTCGGGAAGACGGTAAAGGAGCTGAACACCCTTATCGTCTTCCTCTAAGAGATCTATATCTCTGCGCGTCTTGATGAGAGACACGACGCTCTCTAGCGTCTTTACAGTTGTCAGTCCTAGCACGTCTGCTTTAACTAGACCAGATTTTTCTACCATGGGTGCTTCAAACTGAGTAACCGCGACCTTGCCGATGTCTGGGTCATCAAAAAGCATTGTGGGCACGCGCTGACTAGAAAGGTCTAGGGTTGATATCACGAAGGCAGATGCGTGTCTACCCATACCCTTAGGTAGCCCAATGAGCTTCTTAGTGATTTGCTCGATCTCTGGGTACTGCTTAAAGAATATCTGCAGTGTCTCATTTTGTTCCAAATGGCCTTTGTGGGTGACACCCTCAGAATCTGTATAGCCATATAGGAATTTGTCTTCATCCAACCCCTGCGGAGAATCAGGTATTGTGTCGCACACATCCATGATCTCTTTGTCAGCGCGATTGCGACCAAACACAGCAAACATGGCGTCTTTGATAGCATTCTTGGTTTTAAACCGCTGAAAGGTTCCAATCTGCGCGAAACCGGCTTTATATTTATCTGCCAAATACTTAAGAACTGGACCGCGCTGCCCAAGGTCAAGGTCTATATCTGGAAATGATCCAGCATTGATACGAGCGTGGCTAAGAAAGCGCTCGAATGGTAGGTGCTCTTTGATTGGATCAATGTGGATGATCTTTAGGTAGTAGGAGATTAGGCAGCCGCCAGCAGATCCACGAGCAAGGTTCTGCAGGATGCCTTGAGATCTAGCGTACGCGCAAATATCCTCGTACATCAAGAAGTACGGGATAAAATTGAGCTTGGAATTCTTCCAGATTACGTCTAATTCTTTCTTAAAGCGGGCTACATATTCCGGATCATTTGACCACCTGCCGTACTCTTTGATTTTAGCCATCAGTAACAAATACAGCTGCTTGTCGTAGTCAGAAGTATTTTCAACAATAGAATCCGGTATTTGGATTTTTGGCAAATGGTAGTCGTGCTTTACCACTACGGCGGTCGATGCTTCAACCATGTCTTCTGCGGTTGCTCGGGCGATATCAATGTGGTCTACGGAAAACCTGTCACCAAGATGTCTCTTGAGGATCGCAAAACACTCATTGAGTGATCTTTGGTACCGTGTGTCGTAGAAGAACCGCTTATCTTTAAATGATGATTTGGAGACGACATCCTGAAAGACTTTGTCGTCGGGGTCTATAAAGTGCGCTGCTGTCGAAATTATGAATTTGCAGCCGTAAGAATCAACTGCATCCATAATCAAGGAGTTGATTGCTTTGGTTAGGTTTCCGTCTGGGATGGATTTGCTTTTTTGAAAGTTCCTAAAGCCAATGCCTTTGTCGAAGTACTTAACGACGTCGAAAGGCAGTAATTCCAATACGACTCTATCAAGGTGTCCGATAATCTTAGCGAGCTTTGAAGCTTCAACTTTCTTGTCGTTCGCACAAAGAAGTAGAGTGCCAACCAGCCCTTTTTCGCATCCTGTGCCAAACACTACCCCTTCCTGGTGATCAATGACGTCTTCAATTTTGATTATTGACGTGGTCACGCCCGAATCATCAATCGCCGAATCCCAGCCCATTGACGCCAGTTTAAGTAAACTGCGATAACCGGTGTTAGATATTGCCCAAGCATTCAACCTAAATGGTTGCTCTAAACCATTAGTGGGGTCTATGACATTTAGACTTATGGCAGGAACGATCTTTATGTCATTTTCAGTAAGCGAAAGTTTATGCGCCTTATTAACTTTCTCTAATACTGATTTAATATTGGTCGCTTTATATAGCGAAGCTGCCCAGTTGTGGTCTGGAAAAGCAACGGCCTTTACTCCTTTAGATGCGGCCCAGTAAACCCATTCCTCAACTGAGGTTACAGAATCGGTATTGCTGTATTCAGAATGAATATGAAGCTGAGGCAGCTCAGGCAGCTGGAGATCAAACCTATCGTCTTTTATAGACACTTCTTCAAAGTCTTCGCCAATTATGGCGGAAAGCCGCCGATCGACTTCTATTGTCGCCTGGATATCGCTTAAAGCGTCGTGGGCCTTGATCTCAATACCAAATTCTTCAGCAAGGTTGACCAGCTTCAATTTATTAGATTGAAGTTTGTCCTTGACAGCTTTTGCGCGGGCGTGGACATCGCGGACTTCATTTAAGAACAGTCGCGAATACTCTTTTGATCTCCCGTTGCGGGCAAAAAGTGCACCTATGAAAGCTTTATCGAAGTTAGAGTTGTAACCGGCGATGACGAACTTTACGCCGAACTGGCTAACGTAGGCAATAAACTTATCCAGCATCTCGTGCGGAGATTGAAACGTCTTCATCTGATCGATGGCGATACCGTGAATCTCGATAGACTTTTGATCGATAGAGTTCCAGTTCGTCGGCTGGCAGAACTCATTAAAATGAGGGCCAGGTTTACCGTCAATCAGCGGCACGCAAGCCAACTGAATAATTTCATTAGTCGACGAACTAAGACCTGTTGTCTCGGTGTCTAGATAGAGATATGCTTTCATCCAGCCCTCATGTATCTGATTGCCAGATTATACAAATATTTATTATATCAATAGCGTAGAAGCTATTACAGCTTCCATTTGCCGTCAATACAATTAATAAGCTGGCGAGCGCCGCCGGGATATATCAGACAGGACGAGTGGAGCCAAGACGATGCGCCGCGGTTATATTCTAGTTTAAGAAGTGACGACGTACCTACGCACCACGCACCTCTAAGGATCTGAGGTGTATGGGAGTGACCCGATACAGAATTGCCATACGCGGTTTCCATGGCCTCCAGACTCCCCCTGGAACCGTTAGCACCTAGATGACCATGGGCTCCGCATTGTATACCCTCGACGCGGTAATCGTCGTCGATTGAGAGCCACTTAACCTTATCGATTACTTTTTTGTCATCTTTCAGGCACAAAGAGTTAACCGCGTACTTAAGCGGATCCTTCTTATCTAGAAGTTGAAGCGCTAGAACAAGAGATATCCTGTGGTTCTGCGGATCGTCGACGTATTTGCCTTCTTGCAAATATCGCTCAAGAAATTGATCGTGGTTAGATTTAACGATCACAACCTCATCCGTGAGAGACGTAAGGTCCTTAACATCCTTTGCAAGGATATTGAGCTCTGATGAGAGGCACAGTTGACCATTCTCAGCTCTTTGAGCCTTTAACAGTTTCGCGTGCTTTTCGTGGTGGTTGATAGAAATGCCGTCAAAAGCATCGTGAAGAAGTATTCTCTTAGGTTTGGTTAGCTTGGCGATATCTTCCCAGGCTTTACGCGCCAAAGGATCGGTAGATCCTGCATGCCAGTCTCCAAGTACGAAAGCTTCTGGCCTTACAGCTTGTTTTGAACTTGGCATATATTTGATGCCGAGATCATAAAAGCATCCTTTAGAATCAGCCTGTACCTGACGGAAATGGTATTGCTTATCGTCGACGATCTCAACTATCACGGCGCCGAGCACGTGATCGTTCTTTGCGATATACGCAGTACGCTGCGACATGTAAAGGTCTGTATCGTAGTTGTTCACAGTAATCGCGCCCGTGGTCATCATAAAATGCGGCAATGAACTATTCGACACGGGTACCGCCTTCAATCTTTGCTTCGGCGAAGCGTATATGAAGGTGCCATTTCTTTGGCCAATGCGACCAAGACCGGTTGTCGGGTCGATGTGTTTTGCGGAAAGCTTGATAGTGGAAATAAAAACGTTTGAATTTAGGCTGGTGTCTTCGAGAACAATAGCCTCATTTTGAAGTCTGGCGGATATCGTTCCCCACTGCTTGTCGCGATTATGCGCAGGATCTGAAGCAATTAGGATCAAAAGTTGGGCATCGTTCTCTTTGCAAAAATTCTTAATTGAAGCGTAGAATTTATCGTGAACTTCGCAACCGTTCACCGCGGTAGTGATAACAAACCTTTTAGAAGATGAGATATCTGATCTCAGCTTTTTAAGAGCTGTCTGCGAATAAAGATTCTCTACGGCAACGTCAAAAAAGCTATTTGCGTGCGACTCGCGCGCGCTTTTTTCTAGGGCGGCTAAAGACCCAAAGTGATGCGCAACCATGTCTTTGGTTATGCCTAGACTCTTTAGATCTTCCATGCGTATTTCGCGCTTAAGCTTTTTGGCTAGAGCGGCAAAAGATTTGATGATGGAGACTTTTTTGTCCGTTTTGTTTACTTGCTTTTTTTGCATTGACAAACCTTAACTGGCTCAGTCTTTTCTTCCTGAATCAACATATATAGTAACGCGAGGTAGTTCCTAGCATCAGCTATTCGGCTTTCTATGGACTCGTTTGAGAACTCTTGACCGTTCTTTATGTATGAAGCT